CTGCGAGTTGTAAACTATAGGGGGCCTTAGCGCCCCTGTCTTTCTTTTGTTGCTCCAGCAGCTAAAGCACCAGCAGTAGCTAAGTTTTTAAAATCAGAAGGACGAATGTCAGGTCTGGGTTGATTTTGTATAGCTACTGCTGCTTGTTCTAACATTCCTTCTTTCCGTTGACTTACGGGATTTGCCCCCATTTGTTGTAGTTCTTCTTGGAACACTTGTTTTTGTGGTTTAGGAGAAGGAATAGAAGGAGCATCACCGAATACATTGTACCCGTTCATGTTAGGAATAGACACTATTCTAGTATCTCCGGGAACAACTAAACCAAACAAGTCATTCTCGTCGTGAATAACCCCTGCAAAATCTCCTTTAGTCTTAACAAGAAAGTCTCCACCCACACCCCCAAGTCCTTTCGCTGAAGACTTATGAGAGCCACTAAAATATGCGGTGTCTCCCCTAACATCTACAGTTTCAGAAGCCATTTGAACCCTAGCTTTCATAGCGTCGTAGATTTCTCTTTGGGTTTTAGTCAGTTTTTTACCAGTTTGTTCAGCCTCCTTATACTTATAGTACATATCAATAGTGTCTTTATCTGGTCTTCCTTTTGTTCCGTATTTGTCGGACTCAATTGCCTTGTATAAGTACTGTTCAAATCTGTTTGCTTCTTTTCCTGTAGACAGTTTATAAAGCTTATCGTCAGGGAGTCTAGTCATAGCCACAAACTCCCTAAGCTCTTGAGAAGTAAATTCTTTTTGGTCGGGGAAGTATCTTCTTACGGCGTCCTTAGCATGGAACACCCTAGTAGCTACTTTTGACGGCCCCTTAAGAAGTTCTTTAGATAAATCACTAAAAGCGGTAGGATCACGAACCACTACCTGAACTTGCTCGTTTGGTGCTATCTTTTGAGCCTTCCGTATTCTTTCTTCCATAACAGCAAAGTTTTCTTTACTAAGGTTAATGCCTTTTCTTTTTATGTCTTCAGCCGCTGTGTCTAAAACTTCAGGCGTCAAATTAGGCTGTATATCACGAGCCTGTACTTTTTCAAAAGACTTTACGACACCTTGAGTAGGCTGTTTTCTTTGCGTACTAAGAAGTTGGGTCTGGTCTAATTGCCCTTCCAAAAACGAAAGGTCTTTATTAAACTCTCTTACAAAAGAAGTTTCCTTTTCCACAACTTCTTTGTTGCGTGTTTTTAAAAAGTTAGTTTCCTCTGTTGTTCTATCTTCAGGGTCTTTCTTTTTAATTTGTTGTTCTTTGCGCTTGTTGTCTTTAATCTCCTGTACCTTTTGTCTACGCTCAGGAGTGATCCTAGATGCTTCCCTACGTAAAGACATGGGCGTACCGCCTCGTCGAGAAGCAGCAGAACCGGGACTTAGAGTGTCATAAATAGCAGTAGGGGCTGTAGTCAATATAGATCCTGCTTTTCCACCTACGCCAGAGCCATAGAAAAACGGCTGTCTGTTAGGTGCTTCCATAGACAAGTCTTGTAACATACCTCCTTTAACTGCTTTTGCTGCAGGTAATACGGACAAGTCTAAACCGTAGCCTAGCCTTTTCATCATTTGTGGGTTTTCTTGGGCTACTTTCATAGCAGCTTTTGCTGCATCAGTCTCCATAATTCCTTGTTGTAGCTGTGCAGCGCCTTTTTTTAGAACTTCAGGAGATATTGAATCTAACGTGTCCATAGCTAGTGTCAGGGGTACGTCAGCAAACATACCAACAGTGTTTGCGGCTCCTTGAAGCATTTGATCCCCAAGCCCTATTTCTCCCCTACTGTATCTACGAGTTTGCTCTAGGAAGTCATCGTAACGTCTCTGAGCGCCTGTTGTAAGGTTTCTTGGAATGTCTTTAATCGCCACTTTCTTCTTCCTCTTTTCTCGCTTGATCTATTAGATAAACAACGTAAGCACGGTCTGCTTTTAGTTGAGCAACTAAGTTTTTATCAGAAGAGTAAGTCTTGACAGCCTTATCAGTGGCCGACAACATCTTAGAGTAAAACTTAAGTCTTGTTTTTTTGTCTGCTTGTCGAAGAACAAAGTAAATACCCGCACCCGTTGCTGCTCCTGTAGCCGCTGCTGCACCAACTGCAGATCCTGCTACTGCTCCTGCTACTGCTGCTGTTCCGGTTTTAACAGTAGCGTAGAGAGCTAAAGGAGTAGAAGGAAGATTAGCAGCCCCTTTTATTTTATCAAACAAACGAGATAGCTTGTTATTTCCTTCTCCGTACATACGCATACGAAGAACGTCCCTAGACAACATAAGATTGTGCTGTCTGTCTAACAGGTTATGAACTTCATCACCTACAGTTATTTCTTTTAGTTTGTTATTCATTACGTTTCTAATAAAACGTCCTGCGGCACCCTTAGCAGTTTCTACTGTTGGGTCTAAAACATCTCCTTTTCTTGACCCTGCATTCATAAGTTTATCAAAACGCTGTCTTGCGTCCAACAAACCTAAAGCGTTTGCTTCTCTTTTGTCTACAATTTGTACAGCCCTTTCAGCGTATTCTAATGCTTTCTTTTGGGCTTCATTAGACAAACCAATAAAATCATCGCTTTCCGTCATCTCGTCAAACGCTTCTTTGAAAGAGCTAACAAGGTCTTCTTTTTGAAAAGCGGGGTTCCCTGTTTTTCTTATAAAAGCTTTAAGTTGTTTGGCTGACCTAGACACGTCATCCCCTACAACAGTATACGCTCTTGCGTAGTGAGAGTTAGGGTCTAAGTCTTCTACAGTCTCTAATGTAAGTCTCATAATTTGTTCACGTTCTGTAGGAACATAAACAGTTCTGTCAAGAGGACCACCAACACTTCTGAAGTCTCCTTTGTAAAATGTTTCTCCCACAACATGAGGGTCCATAAGTTTATTAATACCTGCTCTACGCTCCTCTAAATTTTTAGTATTGTATTTTCGCTTTGCTTTTTTTGCAGCGTATTCTATAGGTTCTTTTGCAGGAGCAAACAAAGACGCAATGTCAACATAAGTTTCAAATGTTTCAGCAAACTCTGGGTTTTTAGCTGACCACGCTTTGTAAGCATCATAACCAGCGTTGGCTGCTGCCCCAGCTTGACGAACTAGTGAAGTATCTTTAATAGCGTTCCAACCCTCTTCTGCCCCTTCTCTTACACTGTCCGGTATGAGTAGATTTACTCCTCCAGCTATAAGCTCACCTCCTGTACGGGCTACCTGAGAAACAGCGGTAGGTATATACTCCATACCACTAGGGTCTCTTACGGCCATGCGTTCAGCGCGTTCAGAGACCTTTTCAGGAAACTCAGAAATTATACCTACAGGGTCAAATTCTTCAAGCCTTTGCGCTACTTGCTCTCCATAAGGACGTGGAGCAACCTCCGGTTCTGGAGGAGGCGCCGGTGGTTGATATGCTCCGTGTTGTTTATTTAAAAGTTCTGCAATTTCTGTTGCTGCCTTCATGTCTCCATCGTCAGCCGCAAGTTGCATTGCCTCCAAAAGTTGGTCTTTTGTGTATTGCATCTTACTCTCCGACTTAAGACTGAGGAATAACTAAATTTAAATAACTTTGTGCGCCGGTCGATACCGAAGGAGCGTCGTAAACCATTTCAGGATAAACTGCAGAGGCACCTTCCCTTCCTTTTTTAGACATTAATTTGTTTCTAGCTGTGTTGTACGTATCCATTACGTATTTTGCTTCGTCAGTCCTTAACTCAAGAATTTCTTGTAAAGCCTCTTTTTGCATGTTTATGTCAGCGCCTTGTATCCTTTCAGAATATAAACGGTCAGCGTCCGAAAGACCAGTGCCTGAACCAAAGTCTTTAATTTGTTCTGCTACTAGTTTTCCCGCATCAATCATGTATGCTTGCGCGTCTGCCGCTGATTTTCCTCTGTAGGGTAACCCAATAAATGATCCCACACGAGATAAATAAACGTGAATATCTGCCCCTAGTCCCGTAGGCATTCCTCCTTCAATCCTACTAAGTTGTCTTTGAATAACATCGTAAGCTTTTTTAGCACCTTGGGCTTTCTCGTGCATTTCAGCAAAGTCTCCTACAGCTAATTTTGCTAACTCCGTAGTAACCTCATCTTTACCATCAATAACACGCTGAACAGCCTCCGGAGCTTTTGTCAACCCAAGTGTTGAAGGAGAAACCCATTGCTTTGTTTTTTCATCATAAACAAGGCCAAAGTCGTTTACCCTGTAAACTTTTGGGTTTCCTTTGTCATCTTGCCACGCTGTTTGTTTGCCTTTTTCTCCGTTAATAATAGAATTAAAATCGTTATCAGAAACTGTGCCTAATTTTAAAGAATCAAATTGAGTTTGTGGTATACCAGCAGCAGCAGCTATTCTACGACGTACAGGTAGGCTTTGCGTCGGTACTTTTTTTCGTTCTAATTCTCTAAGCTCACTAGCAATAGATTCTAATGCTTTTCTGTCTGTGACTGTTCTAGCCCTTTTTGCTACCTCACCAAGACCCAAGTTTTCTGCTCTTCTAGCTAAGTTTTCTTGTTCATTGGCTAAACTAGTTTTAGCTGATAAAGTTTCAGTTAAATCACGAGAAGCCTTAGCGTATTTTGCTGCGTTTGCCATGTCTCCTTGAGACTGATAAAAGCGAGCTAACCGCGCTAAACCTTCAGGAGAATTAGGATCAATCTGAGACAATTGCTGACGCATTTGTTGAGTCTGTTTCATTTGCTGTAACTGACCCGGAAGTTTTGCCGCTTGTTGTGCAGCAGTAAACAACCCCTGACCCATTGCAGGGTTGGCCATAGCCCTTAGAAATTCTTGTGAGTACTTAGCCATTATTTACCTCCGGGGAAAAACTGAGAAAGTTGCGAAAACAAACCAGCATAAGGGTTAGACTGCTGTGGTGTAAACGCACCAGTCAATAGTCCTGATCCAATTTGACCCAAGAGATTTGCTCTAGCTTGTTCTGATATCAACTGTGACTCAAGACCAGACATAGTAGCTTCACCAAACAAGTTAGCACCCTGACGTTGAAGAAGGTTCTGCAAACCAGCAAGCTGTTGAGAAGGCTGTGTAGCCGCAAGAAGCTGTGTCTGAGGAACATAACCAGCACCTAAGAACTGTTGTCCAAGCTGTGCTTGTTGCATTTGCTCTTGACGTGACTGTTGTGCAGCGCCTAGTCTAGCTTGGGCCATAGCCTGTTGTTGTGCGGTTTCCATAGCAAGTTGCTCAGGAGTTCCACCAAACTGTGAAGTACGTACACCAAGGCGTCCTTGTGCCGCTAGACGTTCTTCAAGACCTAGACGTTCCATACGTTCTTGAGGAGAAGTAGCTGCTCTAATCTGATCGTAGATCTCTTGTTCACGAACCGCAGGATCAGCAGTAGCGCCACCAAAGAACTGACCAGCACCTCCAAACAACTGTTGTTGCATAGCTTGTTCTTGAGGAGACAACTGCATACTTGTCATAAACTGACCAGTAGCAGGATCAACTTGAGTACCAAACTGTCCACCAGTAGCAGTAGCCACAGTAAACGGTTTGAACTGAGTTTGCTCTAGTTGTTGTTGTGCTAGTGCGTCAGCAGCAGTTCTAGCTTGCGATCCTATGTCACTAAGACGACCGTAAGATTCTCCTGTAAGCAGACCACCAAGAAGACCGGGGAGTAAAACACCGGGCTGAGATATGTAGTCACTAAGGCCGCCTAGAAAGTCAAAGAAGCCTCCAGTCGGATTAGCAAACCCTTCTGTTTGAGAATCGTCTATCATGTCGTCGATAGATTCTGATGAATATCCTTCAGCCATTAGTAAGTACCTCCATCAATAGTTCCTGTTGACAGCGTACCGTTAAATGTCAATGCAGGTATTGTTACTGTCCCTGTGAATGTTGGTGATGCTGTGTCTGCCTTCGTAGCAATAGCTGTAGAGATAGCGTCAAACTCCGTCTCAAACTCAGCGCCTTTAATGATTTTACCGCTGTCTCCAGAAGGTAGACTGTCTTTAGCGGCAAAGTCAGTAGTTTTACTGTAGTTGCTCATAGTACTTTACCTTTTAAAACTAATACGTTAATTTCTTGTAGAGACAATGCAAAACCATTAATGTCTGCCTCCAGACCTATGTTGATAACTCCGCCACCACCAGTAGCGTTAACTGCTCTACGTGACGTTAGTTCACCACCAGTAAACTCTGCCACGTTAAACTCGCCCTCGTTGTAGAAAGCGGGTTGTTGGTTGCCTACAGTAAACTCTGCAGTTCTGTAGAATGTGTCGAAGTCATAGGCCCACTTAAGAAACACCGTAGCACTATTAGCGCCTACCAGTGTTGGCCTGATCTTCTTGACTCTTTTTAGCATAGACGGGTCACCAAAGGTCAACCCCGGACTGTAGTACTTAAACCTGTACTTTGTTCCGTTGTCGCTGTAACCTGTGTACTCGCTAATGCCCTCTGTAGTGCCTATGTACAGCTTACCGTTCTCAAGCCTACCATAAGACGTAAAGCCAGTACCGGGCCAACGAGTAACACGATAAGAGCCGTTTTCTAGTGTACCCCTCACGTCAAAACAGTAGGTTACGTTTTGATTTACAAAGGTTAGTAAGTAGAAACCTTCTTCTGGACTATAGACAGTTCTGTAAAAAGAAATCTCATTTTGCAACAGGTTTATAATATCTTTAGTAATGTTGTTAGATAAGCTAGTAATAGGCATTGACTTTTCTTGTATTGTCCTACCAAAGCTCTTTAGCCCTGTATGTGACAAGAATAATACATCAGTACCTGTGTACTGCACAGTGTCTCTGTCAACACAACCAACCCCTGCTACAGTATCTGCTAAGGCCATCGTAGCTGGGGCTTGAGCATTATTATAAACAACAATACTGTGTTTACCAAAGATAATCAAAGCGCCGTTGTGTGCCGCTAGTGCTACGATCTCGTCGTGACCATCAGGCCATACTTTAGAAATGTCAATAGAGCCACTAGTACCGCCAGACCAGTCGTGACCAATTAAAAGATCAGACCAATAGATAGTAGACTTATCAGCACCAAAGTCAGCCGTCCAGAGCCTTCCATAGGCCGCTAGGACCTCGTTACCGTACATAGCACTAGTAACACCCGCTGCACCAGAAACGCTACTGAGCGTGACTACAGAGCCTCCTGCGTTGTCATAGACTAAAGGTTGGAAGCTACGCTGAAAGAAATAAATCTTGTCGTTAAAGTTGACCATCTTCCAGTTGTCAGCATTAATTGTATAACTACCGGGAGTTTCATCAGCTAAAGTTGTAGTACCGCTAAGGATCTTATTGTTGCCTACAGAAAATACTTTAGTGTTTCCAGCGTCGTCTTTAAATTCTTTAATAGCCCTAAGAGCAGCCGTGCCTAATGCAGTTTTGTTTGTTGTAACAACGTCATGGCCTTTACGTGCAGCAATACGTCCACGCTTGTCAATTACAGCGTTGTCTGCAATTTCTGCAAACGAAGGGTCTTGCTGCAACGGAGAATCTTCTGTATTGATTCCCTTAAAGGCCGGTGCAACAAGATTAATACTGTTAAGTTGTTGTGCCATAGTTTACCTCAAGGGGTATAGAAGATTGTTTCTTCTGGATGCTTCTGAGCGTCTAAGGCAATAGCGTCAGACATATAGTTCTCAGCAATCTTAAAGTATTCAGGAGCAGACGTACCTCCAGTCTCCCCACGTTCACGGGCTAACAAAGCAATAGCTAAGTGTAACACGGGCATACTAGGTACTGTAAGTCGGTCATCGTTAGCGGACAAGTCGCCCGTTCTTTTGACACAGTTAAACCGAATGGTGTACTCTTTGTCAGGAATTGGATAAATGTCAATCTGAGTGTCACCGTCACTATCAACACCATTGTACGTGTAGTACTTAGGAGCACTTTTACGAGCATCAGAAATCAAGTAAGCTTCATCAAAGAATGTCGCTGTTTGGTACTCCATAAACAAGTTAGCAGTGTCGTTGATAACATTTAAAGCTTTAATCCTGTTCTGACTACCAGTTAGTACGTAGTTAAAAACATCAGCAGTAGTTGTAATTGTTAATGTAGTACGCAACGCCGACCAGTCCCAAGAGTCTTCTATAGTCCTTTTAGCGTCATTAACAAAATCACCTACCATTTTACTATAGGTGCTGTCTTGTACAGACGTTACTTCGTCTTCACGCATCCTACGTAGTACATTGTTTACTAAATTTAAATACGTCATACTAACATTCCTGGTTTTTTACCGCCCATGCCCATTGTTAATAACCTATCAACTTCTTTATTGTAGTCCATTGATTTTGTTTCTACTGGCTTTACTTCTTGAGGTGCATAGTCAAATGTTTCTTTAAATTGTCTAAAGGGTCTAGCAGCAGGACGTGAAGCACCGCCACCGCCAAGACCTGCAGCACCTAGTGCAGTAAGAAGCCCTGTACTAGACATAATCAAGTCTTCAACACTCTGGACTTCTTCTCCTATTCGAGTTTGTCCTGTAAGTATTTCTTCTTGTCCAGTTTCTAAACCACGAACTCCTTCGCCTAAGTTTGTTGTTAAAGTAGCAAAAGCTGTGTCTATGTCTTCTTGTCTTGAAATACCAGTAAGAGCAGAAGACAACAACTCCTCTACTTCTCCGCTTCTTAATGTGTCGGGTATTAAATCAGAGATTTGATTTAGCTGGTCTTCTGTAAAGTTAAACTCTGACAGAGCAGTTCTTACGTCTTCTGCTGTAGCAAAACTTAAACCACCTATTGCATCAACAATAGTGGTCGTAGCGTCATTTAAGTCAGTACCTAATGCAATACCAGAAAGAGAATTAGTTAAGGACTCATTAAGTTCTGCTAAAGTTAAACCTTCAGGAATTACACCAGCAATTTGATCTAGCTGTTCATCAGTAAACCCATATCCAGATAATATTGTTCTAATGTCGTCTGGGCTTGCAATGTCAAGTCCACCAACAGCATCAACAATAGTAGTTGTAGCGTCGTCTAAATCAGTACCTAATGCAATGCCTGATAATGCTGTGCTTAATGCGTCATTTAAATCTGTTAAACTTAAATTTTCAGGAAGCGCTCCAACAATCTGCTCAAGTTGCGCGTCAGTAAAACCAAAGGAGTCTAGTGCATCAATAATATCTTGCGGTGTTGCTAAACCTGCCGCTGCTATCGCATCTGTAACATCTTGAGGTGTTGCTAAACCCGCATTAGTAAACGCATCAGCAATGTCTTGAGGAGTAGCAAACCCAGAAGCTTCTAAAGTAGTTCTTAAGTTTTCTGCTGTTAGTAGGTTAGCTTCTTCAAGCGCTGTTGTAATGTCATCAGGAGTAGCGTAACCAGCGTCAATAATACCCTGTAAGATTCTTTGCTCTGATTCTCCTAGTACGTCACTAAAGAGATCTGCAACTGAAGTATCATCAGTAGGATCATCGTCAGTATCAATATCTGTTGTATCTGTTGTATCTGTTGTATCTGTCGTATCTGTTGTATCTGTTGTGTCTGTTGTATCTGTTGTGTCTGTTGTATCTGTTGTATCTGTTGTGTCTGTTGTGTCTGTTGTATCTGTTGTATCTGTTGTGTCTGTTGTGTCTGTTGTATCTGTTGTGTCTGTTGTATCTGTTGTATCTACTTCCCGCAGGTCCTCTTTATCAGGGTCTTCAATCATCTGTGGGATTTCAAAGTAGTCGTCTAGTAAAAAGTCGTACTTTGATTCATCATCCATTAACTTCCAGTCACCGGGAATTATACCGCCTTCTTCTTCATAACGGGTTCTTAAGTCCGCAAGAGAGTACTCATAGATGTCTTCTTCTAATGCATGAAACGAAAGGTCATCTAACAGTGACTGATACGTACCGGAGTCTATAGTTTCTAAACCAGTGTTTTCTAACTGATCTTTGGTGTATTCTCCGTTTAACTCAAAGTCAGTTTCTTCGCTTTCTGCTAACCGGAAGTACTCGTCTGTTTCGCTGTTAACAAAGTAGTTGTCACCTCTGTTGGTGAACATAGTATTCGGATCAACTTCTGTGTCTACTTCTTGCGTAAGAGGAAGTTGGTCTTCTGTTGCTGTACCTGATTCTACTAAAACATTACGTACTGAGCCGTATACAGCACTGCTTACGTTTTCTATTAAAATACCGCCAAGCCAGTCAGGAATACCTGAAGGGAAACTACCAGAAAAAACACCAGCAATAATAGTTCCTGCTTTGGTTGGATCTGCTATTGCTCCAGCAACTTGACCAATAACTTCCACAGCTTTTACTTTAATTTCATCAACTAAATCGCCGCCAGCACCAACAATAACTTGACCAATACCACTTAATATTTCCCCTAATGTTTCTCCGTCTTCTATTTCATCGCCAATACTACCAGCAATTTCATTAACTTTGTTTATTGCTTCTCCTACTGTTGGCAAAAAGATAACGCCAGCAGAAGGCATCCAGTCAGGAAGGGATATGCCGGGAATATAAGGAACTAAATCCCTAAGAATACCTTCAATATTCTGTAAAATATTGCCTGTTGTTATAGTTACACCAGAACCGCCTGTAATTACAACTGTTTCTGGAGAACCGGGAGGCGTTGCTGTGGAAATAGGACCACTAGCAAACTGCATAGCTCCTTGATTTATTATGCTAGTAACTATAGAACCGGGATCTTCCATCTCCGCAAGTGCTTCAGGATTATCAATCATTGTATCAACAATGTTTTGAGCTTCCTCGCGTGATGTGTTATATATTAAAATAGCCTCACGAAACGCTTGTGCATTTTCTCGACTAAGACCTTCTAAAGGAAGATCTGAGGGAGCAAGCGGACGCCCTGCTGCTGTAGTTTCAGCAAGTATTTGTAAAATTTCTCCTTCTTGTTCTAAAAGAGCAGTACGACCCATAGTTGCAAAAATACTTGTCCATATGTCTGCCATACGGCCTTCACTATCTCTAATTCGACTCATCTATTTTTCCCTCGATACGCCCTTAGTCTTTTCATAAGAACGCATTGCACCAAGACCAAGCATACCCATAAGTACAGGCATCATAGTCTCAAGATCAATAAGCGGTATAGTTACTTCAATAGCTAACAACGCCAGTACAAAGTTAGTAAACGGTATAACCATAAAGTTACCTGTCATACCTAGTACACAACACCAACCAACAGCAGGACGCCAACCAGAGACAAACAAGGACTTGTGTGCTGCTTCTACCTTGTTAACTTCTATCTGCGCTGTAGCAAGCTCTTGAGCGTGTATCTGAGCCATTGTAGCGACTTCATGGGCCAGCCTTGCCTTCTGGTCCTTGTCTTGTATAAACTTGTCTAGAAGACCTGTAACCGGCCCTATAAGCGCCTCTATCATCTTATGTACTCAGCAAAGACTAATGCACCAAGAATAAAAGGGTACAGAGCAAAGACAGCTTGGCGGTTAGAAGTAATGTCCTTACCTGCTGAATCAAGTTGACGTTGAATCATTTCGTAACGTACAAGACATTCCTTCTCGTGTCCTTCGAGCCTAGCTATTAGTTCCTCTGTTCTAGTCATTACTTACCACCTGTTATAATAAACATTAACAACCCAGCTAAAAGCCCTGTCATCATCACTATAGCAAAAGAACTAACCAGTGCTTCCTTTAGTTCTTGTTGTCTATAAACCGTTTCTTCTCTTTCTCTTGCTATGTTCTTCTTTAGTTCACGAAACTCTAAAAGTCCTTGACTACCGTATGCGTAGTTCAACATGGTTATCAAGTCTCTTTGTTGTGCTTCTATCTTCTTCTTAGCGGCAAAAGCCTGTATAGCCTCTGCTTCAACACTTTTCCTAAATACAACCTTCTTAAAAGGTGATGTTCTTTTTGCCTTGTTGTCTGCGTAGATGACATCAGATGCGTGTCCGTACCAAGTACTTATCTGCATCATAGTGTCTTCAGCGGCTCTTCCTGCTTCTACCATTGCCTTTGCCATAGCAAATGCTTTAGAGGCTCCAGCAATAGCAGTAACAGGGTCAATCATTTACCAAGGCGTTCCAGAGCCACTAGTGGGGTTCTTGTCTGCTTCGATCTTAGCAGTCAGTGCCGCTTCAGTAGCGTCCTTGTCTACTGACTCGTGTACCCATGCCAGTACGTTAGCTTCTGTCAGGCTGTCATAAGCAATGTAGTCAGATGCAGTTGGGTCTGGTGTAAACCCGACAGTGCCATAAGATGATGCGGAGAAGTCTCCGTCTACGTCAGTGCATCGCCAGTGTGCAACGGTTACGCCGCCGTCTGCTAATTCACGCTCAAGTGTTCCTATAGTCCATGTAGCCATTAGTTATTCTCCAATTGTGCAACCCTGGCACGTAAGTCATTAATAATTTGGTTTTGTTCTTGTATAGCTTTGATGCAAAGAGAAACCATGTTTCCGTAAGCCAAAGCATCAGGTTGATTATCTTCGTTGTATTGAACAAACTCTGTTAAACCAGCGTCATGCACTTCTTCAGCAATCAAACCACCAAAAACTAAATCACCATCGTTATTGCCTTTGTATGTAACAGGACGGAGCGTAAGAAGCTCAGTTAAACCGTTCGTAGCATCTTGGATTGTATTTTTGTAACGCTCAGAAGATGTTGACCTAAAAAATCTTCCTGCGCTGTTGACGTACATATTTGCCGCAAGGCCAGTAGTTTGATTATAAGCGGCTGTATTATAAATTTCGCCTGACAGGTAAAGGTCTTTGAACCTATAAGAACTAGAGCCTAAATCAGTACGATTATCCTCGTAGCTATTTTCATCTGTAGGCAAAACACTATTCGTATGACCGTCAAGAATAAGGCCGCTGTCGCCACCCTTTAGCCATAATCTAGCGGAATTAACTGTACCTGCGGTAATAACTAATTCTGCCGGAGTTGTTCCATCAGATACCTCAGTACCAATACTACCGACTGTGGTGCCGTCTTTCTTGAAGACTGCAATCGAACCATCATTAGTAAGCCTATTTAAATTCAAAGGTTCATCAGAATCACGGGTTACGATTAACGAACTGCCATTGAAATAGCGTAATCCTTCTTCCGAAGCCCATGTAGTATTGGAGGTACCAACCAGCAAGTTGCCACTAGAGTCGATGCGCATGACATTGCTTCCGCCCATTTGCCAATTATGCAAAGCGCTGGCTTGGCTTTGTATGGTGTTTGGAACTGTTCCGCCACCACCAAAATACATAGAGTCCGCTGTGTCGTTAACGCTTATAACGGCATTATTGTTAAACTCTAAAATGCCACCGCTGGTGATGCGCATGGCTTCTGTGCCAGCAGAACCAAATGCTAAGTAGCCGTCGTTTCCTGCGCCACCTCTGTAAAAATCAATAAAACCGTTGGTATAAGTGCCAAGGTAATCTAAAGCCAGCCTATAAACACTAGAATTTGGTGTGGCTCCATTGCCCGAAGTGGCACGAAGTTCAAAGTTTGTACCTGCGCCAGTAAGGTTAAATAAATCGTCGTTAGTAGAGCCAGCTACTTCCAGCTTAGCATCTGGACTGGCTGTGCCTATACCCAACGACTCCGCAGAAGCATCCCAGAACAACTTCGCAGTCGTGCCAGCCGAATCGTAGAAGCTGATGTCGCCTGTGTCTCTAGAAACTGAAAGACGATTAATATCAGTATTGTTTCCAACTTTTAAATAAAGTTCGTTATCTCCACCATCGT